TAAATACTATATACGAACCATTGATTCCATCTGTATAATCTATAATTACATCTATCAGGAACATCAGGTACTCTGGTCTAATATATAAATTACCAGCACGTAATGGTATTACATCATGCTCTTCGGGGATATCTTCTACCAAGTCCCACTCATAGGTGAACCCGGCACAACCACCACCTTTTACACCAAGTTCTATACCTTTAACATCTTGATCTCTAACTATACGTGATAGATGTTCATTAGCTTCTTCAGTAATCTCTATCATCTTCAACTCCTATGCAGGATACTTTACATTTATAAATGCAGCTGTAATTTTTTCACTACGATCTTCTTCCAAACCTTTCAGATCTGAATCTTTCATATTAATTATATGTGCATCATTAACATTTATGTGATAGAACTGTTCATTAGATGCGTACTTATTATTTAAACGAGCAACTTTTGAATCTCTGACAACTTGCCCATCAACAAACCATGCTTGCTTACAATCACCACGAAATATAACAAACGTAAGGACTCCTAATGAACCATTACGAACCCACTTATTTATAATCTTTGATTTTCTATAGGGAATACGTACTTCACCCCATTCATTAGGCCACTCTCTAATCCAACTGTATTTAATTTCTGTTTCAAAAAAGGCTGGCTCATCATCTTTATTACAGGTAATATCAACTCCATAAGTTTCTTCTGGATTTATAAACTTATAACCGTTTCTTTCCAACCATGCAACCATAACTCCTTTTGATAAAGGATCTGCCTGATCATATAGTTTCTTATCAAACTTCTTAGTTGCCATCATTATCTCCTACATTAAATGGATTATCAATCTCTGTCATTCTACCTGTGCTTTTATCATAGAATAAATGTGTAGCTATTCCCGTATCACCTGTATACCTATTCTTTAGTATGCGAATCGTTGTCGTATTAGATACAATAGGATCTTCATCCTGTTGATTTCTTTCCAATCCTAGTACCATATCTGACAGATGCCCGATACTTGCGCTTCCTCTCAAATGACTTAAATTTATTTCTCTTCCATCTTCATGTCCTCTATCGCCAGAGGGTCTACGTAGATGGGATACTAGTAATAAGCATATTCCTGTTTGTTCTACTAACGATCTTAGCTTGGTCATTAATATATCTATACTCTTTCTCTCGTCTGTATCTTCTTGTCCCGAAACTAGGATACTCAAATGATCTAATATGGCCCACTTAACATCAAGTGCTTGAGCCATGTATCTAAGTCGTGCAAGTATTTCGTCATTATCTATTGATCCAAAGTGATCAAAGGCAAAGAACCTTCCACTATTAATAGTATCTTCCTGCCACTTCTCCAGTTGTTCCTGAGTATACCCTTCTCTAATTTCTTTAATATATAAACGAGCACTCGCCTCGACAGACATAATGTTCCATGCCGTATGTTTTATACCTTCTTCCAAGGCAAGGATGCCTATATTATCTTTAGTATTACGTAGAAGATGATGCATTAACTCTCTGATCAAGGACGATTTTCCCATTCCAGCACCAGAGGTGAAACAAATTAATTCTCCGGTCCTCATACCATAAGTTTTTTCATTTAACTTAGGCCAAGGATAGAGACAAGTCTCACAATATTCTTCTTCATAAAGAGAGGCACCAATATCTTTTAAATTTATAATTCCTGCTGGTGTATATGGCTTTGCACCCCACCAACATTGATTGAATGCTTCTCGTTGACCCATCTTTAAATATTCATTAGCATCCTTATGTTCCATCCTCATTATCTTACATTTATTGGGAGCAAACAATTGTGCTATCTTTTCAGCAGCTTCTTGTCCTTGCTTATCCATATCAAAGCAGAGTACTACATTGTCATACTTATCCAGATAATCAAAGGCTTCTTTACAATCTCTTAATGCACCAGCAGCACCAGTTTTTATACTAACACTGGGCCACTTCGATCCCATCAATTCGTAAGCACTCATAGCATCTACTTCGCCCTCACAAATTGTAATATATTTTGCCTTCTGTGTGAATATATTCTGACCAAAGAGTACAGCATTAGATAGTTCACCTTCTACCCACATACGTTTATCTTTGGTCTGTCTTATTTTATTTCCTACGTGTTCATCTTTATCATTATAGTATCCATATAAATGATGGGTTGTTATGTTACCGTTACGTTTAATTTTAGTATTAAATTTCTTGGCAGTATCACGAGATATTTTTCTCTCAGATATATCTCCCCATTCTCCTATTGTAGCCATAGGTCGCACCTCTATTTTTGGCATTGTTACAATGTTATCACCAAACTTTGTTTGGCATGAAAAGCACCAAGAATATCCTGCTGTATGATTTACATTGGCATCACTAGATCCACAAGCAGGACATGGACCCCTATCTAACCATTTCTTTTGTTCCATTTACACCCCCGGTCCCGGCCAAATTTCATCTCGTATCTCCTTCATTCGTTGGCTCATGGTTTCATTTGTAAAACTTATTGGAAGAGAACAACGTCTTTTTATAGCAGTCTTCGGTATGGAAAGCAACCCACCATATTGTGCTTCAGCTTTATCATCAGCATTATTAATTGATGAAGCTAAAGTTATATATATATCGTCTTCATTAACTAATATACCAGCAGATTTAATAATCATAGGTTGTAATTCTTTAACTTCTTCTTCTGATTTCCAATCAGCATCCGCATACTCTACTGAATCAATCCATTCAATGCAAACTATTTTATTATTCATCTGCATCTCCCCATGTATCTTGTATATAATTATCAACAAAGGTTTCTTTATCAGACATGATATCATCAGTATCCTGCTTTGCCATTCTTTTAGATTCACGAGTATCATACCCGTCCTGTTGATATTGACGAATTAAGTCTCGAAAGATTCTCTGTCTTTCTTTTTGAAGAAAACTTCTACTCATTAGAGATATCCATCTCTAATTGTCCACGCATTTCATTACGTGCTTTATCCCACACATGTTTATGATTCCAACCATGCTTGGCAATCCATTCTTCTTCGGTTAAATGTCCTGCATCTTCTTCCATTTCAATCAACCAATCACTTACTCGTCCCATGATAGTCTCCTTTAGATTTTATTCTCTATAATCTGGGTCTTCCATTAATGCCCAACCGGACATGCCACTTTTAAAACTTGTCTCTGGATTTATCTTACGTCTTAACCAATGTATTTCTTCTTGTAATTTTTTAATCCTTTCATAAGAGCGTTGTAATTGTTCTTGTAAATCTTTTACATTCTTTCTTAACGCTGCTTCAATATCCATTTAATAATTCCTTTCATAAAATAGATGATTACCTATAGCTCCAAGTCTAAACATTTCATCAACCCAATATGGGCGTGTATAACGTGTATGATAATGAGTAGCTCCCCATATATCTTCTACGATTGCTCCTTCCAAAGCTAGAGTAGCGATATCCATTGCTATAATGAGAGCATCTTTTTCATACATAGTTTCTTTTTTACCATCACAATAGTATGAAAAAGAACATTCATGTCTATATGGATAGCCGCCCCATTGATGTACCACATCACATATAGTACTAGGAAATGTTTCTTGTCTTACTCTTTCCAAAATAACATTGGCAATTGCGAGTTGTCCTACATGTGATTCGGATCTGGCTTCAAAATATATAGCTTCAGTTAAACAATAATGATCTTCCTCACTATAAGCATATCCCTTTGCAGGATATATTATAAGTAACAACCATAAAATTATACTAAGTTTTTTCATTTAATGTAACCTGCATATACTAATTAAATCAGCTTCCATAAATGTACTTGTATCCATATGAATATCCTTACATATTAATTCTATATATCTCCACGCAGATATTTTATCATGAAAGGTAAGAACTTGTCCTTCGTCATCCGTCAAAAGATCTGGAAGGGCCATATCAGGATCGTCTCTTGTTATAATCCACATGATTTTTATCCTTTATAGTTTTACTATCCACATGGTTGCTCACCAAGGATATCTACTATCTACATAGTTGATATCTTTTATTGTCCTAATATTAACCGTCTTATCTTTAAGCACTTCATGTTTGTGTAAAAGAAGTTTATCTAAACGTTTAAAGTAATCTGTTCTTGAATCGGGATCATCGTTATACATATATAAGCAATCCCCATCATTAATGTGCCATATCCCTTTGAATGTGCTAGGCTTTCTTGCAAAACGGAGAATGCCTCTTGGAATATACTGATATTCACGATTAAAAGCAGCCAAAACATATCCCTCTTTGTCTAGTTTGAAACAATAAGGGAACATAATTCTAAGGGAAGGTCTATAGTATCTCATTTGCTATGGTCCTTCTGCTTCTTACGATTGTAAACAATTTTGCTGGACACAACTCTCTTCCTCCACATAGGATCAGAGAGTTGCTTTGCCAGTGGATTGTTACGACGTTTACCTACAACTCTCTGATCTTTCATAGTTAAGTTCCTATTAATGTATGGTATACTACAACACCACAAATATTTCCAAAGAAAAATGAGGATAAGATAAAGAATAATACTGTACTATGATCCATCATAATATATATTCCTTATGCTGCCAATGCAAGCCACTCATCAGAGTGAAGCATCTTCCTTACACGATCTTCTCTGATACCTATTACATTATGTGCTGGTCGTTCACGACTTGTTGCTTTGTTATGACTTGACCAATGTGTTGCTGCTTGATATGCAGACCATAATGTACCTGCATTTCGGGTGCCATATTTCTCATAAGTACCACGACCATGCAGATGACGGTTCTCTTCATCAAAGATCTTCATAAGATTCGATAACATAACCTTATTAGCTATTACTTTACGAGTAACATTATCTGTTCTCTTTGCAAGTGTCTTGGTGAACAGATTAATAGTAGCATCACGGGATATTTCTTTATTATACCATGCCTTCATCTGATTAAGACCATCATTAGCTATGTATTCTCCAGCATTTCTAACTTTAGCTGCGAATGCAGAAACATTAAAGTTCTTAGTATGTCTACCATAAACATAAGCTAACTTATCTCCTGATATTAATGTATTCCAGCATTTACTACGCCATAACCCCATCATACCATTGTTAGCCCATGTTGAATTATGAGAAGTTCTAAAGCAAAACTCTGGTATAACTTTATCTTTGCCTATCATAACTTCATGATCATGAAACTTAATACGTAGTTCTAATTTTGCACCCTGATCATAAACATTTGTAATAAATTCAGCATCCTTTAACGACATACCTGATTCTCGTACAGCATCTTCAACTCCATAAGTTATGTCTTTATACTGTACCGGCTCATATCCTTCTGAAACAATAGCAACAGGCTGGTTGTTATCTTCACGAGTTAATAACATACCTATATCATATGGCAATCCTTCCATCCTATCACCAACAGATGGTGTATAGTTTAGGTTGTCA